ATAGATTTTCATGCCCATTAACGAATACTACATTATGGGGAGGTAAATCATTGTTGACGAATTTAACTGTATCACCAACAGATATAGTAAGTTCATTAGGATTAAAAACGAGATTTCCTTCATAACCCATTTGTATTTCTTCAGCATAAGCAACCGCAGGTCCTAAAATAATTCCAACTAAGATCAATAGTAACCACCATGCTCTTAGTAAATATTTAATTTTGAATGTTTTCATAATTAATTCTCCTTTGTAACATAGTCAATAAAATGAGGATGCCCCTTTAATTCGGGAACATCCTCCAGCGCTTCTATTCTTGCTTCATATGCATCTTTAGCATATTCACATATTTCATAATGATGATGTTGTAAGTCGTGATAACCGACTGTATAGTGAGACACGATTTTAAGCCGTGGGCTCGTAGTTTTACACTGTTATTTATGATACAAACAAGTATTTTTACTTATTCTTGTCTTTGTTCCATAACCTTGTTAGTCTTTCAAGAAAATTTAATTTAGGTTTAGGCGTTCTTGGTGTGATCATCGTTGTAAACAGTAAACAATTTGGTCAGGGCCCATTCTACATTTGAAACCTGACTTACGATTTAATTGTAACATAATTATAGTCAATTGTACAATGATTATAACCGAACAAAGATATTTAAGTGATTTTTTAAATTCTATTTTCATTTTTCGGATACAGTTTAGAAATTTTTTCTTGTCTTTTTCTCTCTTTTTCTTTTTTATCATCAAACCAATTCACTGGCCAACGATTAAGTTTTAGCGCAGCATTAAATGGTTTTTTCTTGGGTAATTTGAGTTTCATTTTTCATCTTGCCAAAATCTTTTATGTTCCCATGTGGTTCCGCTATCGGACCCCCTACATGGATTTATACAATCTGGATCTTTCACATAACCATAGTCTTCTAGTGTATTGCAAACTAGGCCCGCAAGATCGTGCGGACATCCTTCTTTACCATCTTGCCAATACAACTGATCATTCAACCATCTAGCGTCACACGTTGGACAAGTTTTATATGAGATCTTCATAAAATGCACCATCCTCACGTTCACCTGATAAAATTTGTTCCCATCTACCATCAGGTTGTTTTTTATATAGTTCTAAACCAATTTCATCACCCTTATTCCACAGACGAAACCATCTGTCTTTTTTGTCATCATAGACAAAGCCTTCCGCTTTTAAAGATTCAATAAATGTGTCGTCCATAATTTTATCATGATCAATAGCACTTTGTATAATGGATTGTTTAAGATCTTCTAGATCCCATTCCATTAGTTTGCAAAAGCACAAGCAGTTGCCCAAACGTTCGCCCCAGCAGTAGATGCTTCGAGTGCAGCTCCAGGCTCTTTTTCTATTAACAATCCTTCCCCAGCAGGAACGTAAATAATTGCTGGTGTAGCATTTGCAACAGTAACTTTTGCAGCAGCACTATGAGTATTAACAACCCATACTAACTTATCTCCAGCAAAAGCACCAGCCCCAGCTTTAATATCGACTGCTGATCCATATGGTTTTAATACCATGACTCTTAACTCCGTTTAGAACTATTTATCTGACATTTTTTGTTTAAGTATTTTTTGCAGTTCTGCTGTAGAACCAACAAATACTGAATTATTTACAGTAGAAGGACCTTTTGGTTTTTCTTCTTCTATATCTTTTAATTTTTTCTGTGTATCTAATAATTTATCTGCAATATCTGCTACATTTTTAATTAAGTTACCAGCAACTTCATATGCTCTAGGATGATCTGTACTCTGTGCAACTTCTAAAGCGCCTTGAATCGCTTCTTGACCCTTCTCAACTAAAGAATATAATTGAGCACGACTATATTGATAATCATCATTAACATCTGTATCTCCTTTTGGAGGTTCATTCGTTATCTTTGATAATTTATTAGGCATTTCACCTGTATTATCAACCTCTACATTAAAGGTTTCATTTAATTTATCGAATGTATCACTCATGAGTAATTAGTCCAGCTTTCATTAAATCCAAAGTCATCACCAGCATCCATAAATGCATCATCTAACTCATTGATAACAGAGAACTTCTGGTCGTTTCCTGTAGGTTGAGATGTAATATCAATTGCAAATCCTTGTCTTGCATAAGATTTTGATTTTGCAACTCTGAAATTATCATTATCAATTTTAATTATATAGTAATTATTCTTATCAACTAGTCCACCCACAGGTGTACCAGATGGATCTGCATTATATGTAACCTTATCTTGAGTAACAAATCCATGACCTGCTAAGGTAATAGTGTTACTGGAAACATTGAATTGTGTAGGTGGTATTGATGTACCATCTCTATTTTGATCAACTTTAGCAGCTGGTGTTGTAGTGTATCTAACGTGTCTAGATCCAGTTGTCATCGCAGCACTAATATCAACATTAACCTTTCTAATCATCTCAGCAGTAGATACAGGTCCGTATAGATATGTTTTTGCTGTAAAATTAAGAGTATGAATCAAGGTTCTTCTTGTAGTCATATCCGCTTCATAATCATCATATATTCCAACGTTATTTAAAATAATAGGTATATCTTTCTTTTCACTGATTGATGTTATTAGATTAATTGTAATGTTAAACATCGGTTGAAAATAAGGTAGAATCTGTTCTAATATTTGTACAGAGTCTTCGTTATTTTTACTTAAAATGTTTAATTCAAATTCACAGTTATATGGTACAGGACTGTATGTAGAGTAACTCTTTTCTGTATCACTAGTTTTTTGTGATCTTTGTATTTGTACAGGACCTAATTTTCTAGATGGATCATAATTGATACCTTTCATTTCAAATGCAATTCTAGGTAATGTAATTTGTGTTTCAGCACGACCATCCAATGAAGGTTCAGCTTCTATTCTTGCAAGAAACTTTTCTCTTGGGCCATAGTTCAAAGGAACTTTAATTGTTTGTACGACATTCCCAGAACTATCGGTTCTTTGTAATTCTATATTATTAAATATAGTTCCAAAACCAATAATAGTTTTTCTAAGAATTTCGTGATAAAAATGTTTTCCTAACATTAGAATACTCCAGAATTACCAACTTCACCAAATGGATTGCCTTCTGTCCAATCCAATAGACTATCACCCTCAGTTTCAAACCAAGCGTTTTCAGAATTAGATGCGTTCTCGTTTTCTATACTACTAAAGGTATCTATCACAGTTTCAGATTGTGATTCTGCACCAATCAAAGTATCATCATCAGAGAATGTTCCTACTATATCTATAAGTTCTAATTCTTTGTTTGTCACATCCCATCTTGCAACTTTACCTTTTGGTTCACTTGGAGATGGAGCAATAATGATTCTAGGTTTACTTATATAACCATTACCAGCAGTAGTCAAAGTTATAGCAGAGATAGTTCCATTTGTTACTGTTGCTTGTGCAAGTGCTTGTACTTTAGTCGGTTCAGCAATGGTAACTGTAGGTGAAGATGTATATCCAGTACCAGCATTTGTTACCGTAATTGAGGCAACAGCACCACCACTCATATTTGCTGTAGCTGTAGCTGTAGTTCCTCCAGATGTTTCTGGAGCAGATAATGTAACTGTAGGTGTAGATGTGTATCCACTACCACCACTAGTCATTACAACTGAAGATACACGACTAGATACAGCAGATAATGTAATTACTGCTTGAGTTCCACCAAACCCATTTGGAACTATATTAATGGTATCACCAACTGTATATCCATTACCATTAGTATGGATTGTCACACTAGTAATAACTCCATTAACAGCTGTAGTATTTACTTTTAATCCTGTACCAGTACCACCAGTAGTAGGAACATTGGTTAAGTTATCGGGATATCCTTCTCCACCAGATGTTAAAGCTATCGTATCAACTGCACCAGATAACAAAGAGGTAGTAGCTGTTGCAGTTTGGGCATCAGGTTTTCCAATTGTAACTAGAGGTGCAGTAGTATATCCACTTCCTGTTTTACGAATCGTAAATACGTTTGTTAAATTGAAAGAAGCATTTGGATTAGATCCAATTACATCTGCTGTAAACTTTGTACCATGTACTAATTCACCAAATTTAAAATTACCTCCAGCAGATAGAATTGCTTCTGCTGTAGCATTAGTTCCAGTGCCAGTAATTGTTACTGTTGGAGCAGTTGTTGTATATCCACTGCCAGGATTAGATATTGCAATTGAAGCTACAGATCCATTTGTAATTGTAGGAACAATATTTGTGGGAGGAACAGCACCAGCTAAAGTATTGAATGAAACTGTTGTACCAGCACCATATCCAGTTCCAGCAGAAGTAACGTAAATGTACTTGATACCACTAGTAATTTTGTGGACAATAGAGTATGCTGTTTCTGCAGCAATCTTATCTATTTCATCAAGACCAGTTTCAAGTCTCTCATCAGCAAACTCCATGAGTTCAGTAACGAGTGTGAATGTAGGTACATCTCCAAGAGGTCTTAAAGGTGTTTCATTCTCTACAAATTTAATTTGGAATAACTGTTTTGTTAATGGGAAATATATTGCATCTCCTTCATTTGGTCTCTCAGCAGAAACAAGATTGTTTGATTTTGATTGTATTAAATCTTCCCATCTACGTCTTGATACAACAAAGGTTGCTTCTTCTGATATTCTTACACCAAATTTTGTTAGTAATGTTCCATCACCTTGGAATCCATCGTAGTTTGTAAGATACATTTCGATGAGATAGTTCTCATCAAATTTAGAAAGAGTATCTTCTCTAAACAACCTATCGGTTGTTACCATTTCTCTAGGTAGATAATATACATCAAGACCATAAATTTTCATGGACTCAATAATCAAGTCTTCATAAAGTCTCTGTTCAGACTTCGTACCTATAGTAAAGTATACATTTTTAGCCATGTCATCCTACGAAATCTAATGGTGGTGTTTCATATGTTGATAACATTTGTTCTTCAAGAGTAGTTAATTCTTGAGTAGCATCATCATATATTTGTCTACCATTAAACTCCACTCCGCCAGGCATTTTAATACCAGTAAATTTTATTAAATTCTGACCCCACTGCTTTTTAATTTTTGCAGTAGCATATCTTTTTACAAATCTTTCGTTATATACTTTAGTAAATGTCGTAGGGTCTAAAGCTCTATAACAATCTATAACAATATAATCATCTGCTTGTGCTAAATCCCAATCAATATCAATGTATAATCTATTTGTTACCTTATTATATCTAATATCTTTATTACCTTCGATTAAAAAATTTAATGTTTCTAGATACTGCAAAGTGATTTCCATGTTAAGAATATCATATGCATAGAAATTATAGAAATCATTTAAGAAAAACTGGTATCTAAAACCAAACATATTGTTGACCATAGTGTTAGAAACCTTTTTGATTCCTTCAACACCTATAATATGATCAGGTAATGTCAAGTATCCTCTTCCTTGCTCAAAATTGAGGGTACGAGAAGTACCAGAAGCACCATCATTACTATCTGTAGCAGTAACAGTTTCATTTCTGCCTGCATTGGCACTTCCACCTCCACCATTTGTAATATCATTTTCAGTGAGTTTGTATTTCAAATACATTCTCTCGACACCATCATAAACTCTTTCATTGAAAAGTTGTATGGTATCATCAAGTAAATCATCTACTTGATCATCATCAACATTGATCTCAATAACAGGTTTACCAAGCTGTCTTAAGCAATATTCTTTGAGAGTGGCTTTACTATTTGGACTTGCCATCGGGTTCTAGGATTTCAGAGGATTTTTCATCTTCATATTTTTTCAATTGTTGAGTCAAATAAATTATTTTTGACTCAAATAACATATTTTCTCTAGTCAATTGATTTACTTTTTCACTCATAACTTGCATGAGTGCATTTGCTTCATCAGGTGTCATAATAACCTCAGTTTATAATTTAATAAGTGCCTCCATCTACAGTTGTAGTCCATGTAGGAACACCACTAGATGTAGCAGTTAGTATTTGGAAGGATGTGTCAACATCAGCAGTACCAGCAGCAACTGTTCTAGTTATCTTAAGATCAGAGTTGAAATAGGCAACACCTTTGTTTACACCATCATCAAGTTTAACAGTTTTGAACCAACCTTCTCCTCTAGTTCCACTAAAGAGATTAGAATTATTTGTACCATCCTTGATGAATACAAAAGCATCATTTGAATCATCGTATCCAAAGAAACCAACTTTAGAAGCGTTAGATTTCAAATACTTGAATTGAATACCACGGTCTAGGTTGTCATCCTGTGCTTGACTGATTGTAAGTTGTGTATCGACTGCAATACTTGATGTTGTGTTATTACTTAGAGTAAATGTAGTTGTCTTAAAGACCTTTGTACTTACTTTAGTAATACCAACTTTTTGGTTTGCAGTAGGAGTTCCAGATGCAATATTAGTTAGGCTTCCACCATCATAGAAATTGTCAGATCCAAGAGAAATATTTGCAATTAGATTGATCTTAACAGCGTTAGTTGTTTGAGATACAAATGTACCAATTTGTGAGAATAAAGTACCATCATAGAAGAAAATAGCATCTCCAGCATTAGGAGCAGTTCCAAATTGTCCGTTATTTGATGCACCAGCGTTAGTATTAAACTCAACCTCTACATTAGATATAGTAGTTGATGTTGCAATTCCAGTACCAGTAATTGTTGCACCCTCAACAACAGATGAAGGATTATCAACTATGACTTGGTTTTGTCCACTTGCTGCAGTTGAAACAACAGTCTTAGAACTTACAGTATCACCAACTGTAAAGATAGGATCGTTAACTGATAATTCAGAAGAGTTAACAGTTGTTGTAGTACCAGCAACTTGAAGATTACCACGAATGATAACATCACCACCAGCATCTCCAGCATCGGGGAATGGGTCGATAACAAGTTCTGTTGCAGAGTTACTATCTGTTGAAATTGTATTTCCTTTAATTCTTATATCACCAAGGTCTAATGTAGTTGAATTAGTACCCATGTTGATAGTAGTAGCTGCACCAGCAAAATTCATTGTGGTTGCAACTGTATTATATAAGTTTTGAGTGGTCTGAGTACCAACAACAGTCGGATTACCGATTGTAGCAGTTCCAGAGTTTGCACCCATATTCAATGTAGCTGCAGCACCAGCAAAATTCATTGTGGTTGCAGCAGAGTTGTATAAATTTTGAGTAGATTGTGTACCAACTAGTGTTGGGTTATTGATTGTTGCAGTTCCAGAAGTTGCACCCATATCAATTGCTGTAGCAGCACCAAATGCATTTACTGTAGTTGCATTTGCATTTAATAAATTAAATGTTGTTGCATTAGTTGTAAGATCTCCACCATCAACATTTAAATCAAGATCAATATCAACAGAAGCAGTGCTAAATTTAGTTAACTCAGAACCGTTTGTAGTTGTAAATACAAGATAATTATTACTACCTTCATGAATTTTTAAAGCTGTAGCATTATTATCTGGCATATCAAAACTATGAGGATTTCCAGGCCCAATCACAATATTGTCCATTTCAACTGTGCAATTAAATTTCCAGTTTGCACCAGTTACTTGAACTTTGTCTGTTGAAGCTTCATCATATTCTATCTTCGCATCAGCAGTGCCTGTTCCATCTGAACCTCCACCAAATCCCAAGAAAGTATCATCAGGTATCATTACCTCACCTGATCCAGCTGGATCAAAGATTATATCTCCATTACTATTTGTTGATGAAATTGTATTTGAATCAAGGGTTAAATTATCAACATTAAATACATCAATTTTACCAGACTGGTCAACGATTACAGCAGAGTTATTAGTTAGAGTACCATGACCATGATCCAATATGTCAGTGAAATACTTACCACCAATTACATCTATATTAGCAGCATGTCCAGATGAGTCTTCAGTACCTTGACCGATGAAGAGTTTACCACCCGAAGCAACGTTTGATGCACCGTTGTTTGTGGTTTGATAGTCAGTATAAGTACCAGCACCATAACTGTGTGCAAATTCACCGTTTCTTAAATTACTAGGAGTTGCGGTTGGTGTTGTACTCGACCTTTTAACTTTAATAAAAGTTGCCATTGTTTGTTCCTATGTGAAAGATTTAATAAAAGCCTGCATTGATAGTTAAACCTGAGTTTTCTAGAATGTTTCTAGCTATCCAAGTTTGAGTTGTAACATCATATTGAAGAACGGCACCATCGCCCGCAGAAGATAAATTTACATCAGTCAAGGTGGATAAACTACCACTTGCACCAGCCGAAGCTGCAACAGTAATGACTTGAGGTGTGTTCCGAACAGTAACTTTGGTATTCATGTTATTCCAGCGTTAATTGTAACTATGCCTTCTATGACTCGTGTTTTTGTACCACCAGCTGACGTAACAACTACGTCATACAGATACCTACCAGGCTCCATAACTGAGGTAGTGGTGTCAAGAAGTGTTAGAACTACTGTTCCAGTTGCGGTAGAACTTACAGTTGCGATAAAACTTGTTGAAGTTGAACTGTAATATGATTTTTGGATCTTTGCAGCTACTGAGTATCCAGTAAGATCCCAAGCTGCATTGTTATCATCATATATACCGACTTCGACAGTAAAGTCAGCACCCTGATCAACGTATAAATTATGAACTGCTGCCATTAGGATCTACCACTTATACTATATTTATAGGAGATTTGTTTCTCATCACTATTTATGACATTATATGCCGTAAAATAAGATCCTTGATAGTATCTATTTCTTTTTTTGTCTCTAAAAGAGTTTGTTCTAAATTATCTAATCTATTTTCCTTCTCTATTCTTTTCTTATAGCTTTCCATGTACTGTTGATAACTATAAGTATTTCGATTGATAATAGCACCAGATCCAGAATCCCTTGTGAGATCTGGATGGCCATCAACTTCTGGATTTTCCATAATTATACTGCGAGAGCAATTCCTCTAAAGTTTCTTATTTTAGGCACGTTAGACTGGTCATTACCAATCATAACTACCTTAATCGCATATTCTTTAAATCCTGTTAAACCAGTAATTTCATATTCAAATGCTCTATATGTTTCTTTGTCTGGTGAGAATGGATAATTTGTAGAAGGTATTTCAACGTAATCTAATAAATTGAAATCATCTGTCTCGTCATCTCTTTTCACTTTGGCAAATACTTTGATATCAACTCCTTGTCTTCTAATTGCATCAAATAAAATTTTAATAGAAGTAGAAGTATTTTCTAAAGTCACTTTTTTAGTTACATAAACAGAATCATGTAATGATCCTTCCGAATTAAGTTCACTTGTAAGATCTATAGTTCCATCTTGTTTATTAATTCTATTAATACGATTCATAGCAGTAATAACAGATGATCCAGAAAGATTAAAGAATGGACTTAAGTTATCAACTGTAGTTTTAGCATCAACATAGAATTTAAATGAATCAGTAGAACCAAAATATTCTATTTGATTTTCTGGTGAAAGTATAACATTAGATGCATCTAATTCATTTACTTCCAAATTAGCAAGACTTACTTCTGGTAAAGTTGAGAAAGTTCCTGTGTTTTTCTCACTTACCGAAGCACCAGATGTTGTAGCTATTCTTGTACTTAACTCTGTACCAGAAAATATAATTTCATTTAATCTAGGTGTAATACTTTCAAACTGTAAGTTTCTACTTGCCTTGATATTTCTAGAACCTAATTGTCTAGTTTCATTTGCTTTTGAAGTAACAGAAATTTGATATCTATCCATATCAAATATATCATTTAAGCTATGTACTTTATTAATTTCTGTCAAAGGAACACCATTAATACTATAATATTCAACAACAGAATTTGTAGCATGAGAAACAATGACACCATCACCAACTCCTCTACCACCTGTGGGTATTGTAAGTGTAGAACCATTTACTGCTTTATAAGCAATAATTTCATCATCAATTTTAATATATCCAAAATTATTTTCCCCTACTGTTGTATTATTAAATTGAGTAGGAGTAAATGTACCATCAGCAACTGTAACAGTTGTATCAACTAGAAACTGTGCATTACCTAAAGGAGTTACAAGTTTAGTATTTGGTATGTCTGATTTTACACCAGAGATGTTCACAAAATTTTGTTTTGTGTGCATACAATGGTTTGGATGTAAAATAGTGATATCAGTTGAATTAGATGTAAAGAATAATGGGTCATTTGGAAGACTAACTCTAGGAACAACACCATTTGTTAATTGAGCAGTTAAAGTAGTATTAGTAGTAAACTTCGCTCTATTAATATTAAACTTAATATCTTCAAACTGATCTGGTTCCCATACACTCATGTTTTGTGATTTATATAGTGACCCTGCATATGGTTGCTTGTCAATTAATTGACTAGTATCTACATCAACTTGATTTAATCTAGATACCCAAACTTTATAATTTAAAGATCTAGATCTTAAAATAAATGCATATTCTTGACCATTTGCTACATAAACTGGAGCATCAAAATAGAATCTTGTTGGATCATTTGCTTTTACAGCAGAAGTAGATACATTAGAAGCTTCTATTGTTTTTACACTATATGGAAGAATAGTCTGTGTTGGTGATCCATTCTCTACAGTACGAATATCAATTGTTACAGGAACTTTTGTATCTTTAGATTGGAAGAATATATCGATAGATGTAATAAACATTCCACCTTCTATAGCATCAACAAAGAATGACTGTGCCAATGGGTCACAGTTATTAGGTGGTGGTGGAGGAGGATCAGGTATAAATCTTTGTCTTGTTTCCTCAATAGGTGTTACAGTAATTTGAGGAATCTGGAAATCTAGACTTAAACTTGTTAGTTCAAATAGTGTTCCTTCTGAATCGTAATTAGCAACTGCATTAGTATCAGAAACACCCTCAACAGTTGTAGCTGTGCTTTCATCTGTTATAACAAATCTAGACTTACCAGTTTCTAATTTTTTAGGTGGAAGAAGAATAAAGAAATCTACAGTTCCCTCATCGTTTGTAGATATTCTAGGTGAACTTAATTCTACTTCTGCGACTGCACCAGTTGTAAGTCCTGTTATTTTAATTTTATCTGTAGGACTTGATGGATTTAATAAAGTAGCATCTACAGTAGTAACGTTATCAATCCCAAGTACAGTAGATGCACCACTGTAATTTTCAGTAATTGTAGAATCATATTTTGACGCAACTACTACTTCTGCAATAATTTGATTTGTGCCTGGGTTAGACTGTGATTCAATTCTAACTTTTTCTCCAACAACAAAAGAGGTGGCATTTACAGTTCTAGTAATATTTCTAAAGAGTTTAGGATATACACTATCATTAAAATCTTCACCATCAATAAAGAAGAATAAATTTGTATTTGGTTTCATTCTCGATGATTTTGCATCAATCACAATTGATCTAGCAAACTCAATATTTTTAATACCATCAATTCTATCACCAACTTCAATGTTCTGTGTGACAGTACTAAAACTGTTTTCTATACCAGTTCTTACATCAGTAAATTCAGTACCACCTTCTACTCTTTCACTACCAGTATTATTCCAACTACCCCATTTCTCACCATCAGCACCACTTTCATCATAAAGGAATTTAATAGGACCTGTAAGATCTATTTGAGGTACATTCTCAGGAGCACTTCTTACCGTGTCAAACCATACATCTCTTTCTGGTTCTATTTGAAGATCTCCAACCCATGTAAATACATTGAATGGATTTAAATTAACTACCTTACTTGCATATGGATTAGAAGCAAATTGTTCTTCTGAATATGGTAATGATAAGAAATCTCCAGTTTTTTGTAATCCACCTACTTTTGTTGCAGTACCATCAATAGTCTCAAGCCATTTAAATCCTATGTTATTAACATATGGATATGGTCTCATTAAACCTTGTGTGGTATCAATGGACATATTAAAATCTGAATTTTTAGAATCTGTAAAATTAAGAGACTTAAAGTTATCTACAAGGAATCCATTTTTAAATCTATTATTTCCACTACCATCTAAAATCAACAGATTATTAGTATCAGTTTCTAATAAACTTAAAGTTGTATAGTATTCAATACTATCTACTCTAGATTCAATAGCACCAATATCTTTCATAGTATATCTTCTAGTATCTTCTTTCTGTATAGAAATTTGATTTACATCTCTAAGATATGCTGGTATAGAAATAGTATTGATTAATAAAGAATCATTTACAGCTTCAGGTATTACTGGATTGATTGCTGGTGATCCTTGTGATATTACAAATTTACCATCTTTATTAAGATATAATCTATCAATTCTTGCGGTATAGTAACTTAAGTCAAATGAAGCAAATTCATTTGGATAAGGAGTTATTGCAACACTTTTTGTTTGTTCGTAAATATCAAATGCTGATTTTCCATTGCTCGAAACATATGGAGCAGTTACAGTACCAGTACCAGATGCAGAGGTTGGTGTATATGTTCCTCTGAAATCTAATATGTCTGTATATGGAGTTCCATTATATGCATTAGGAATATTTGTAAATTCTATATCTCCTTCATCAGCAGTATTAAATGAGCTTGTAGAATAGAAATCATTTGTAGTACTTCCGTGTTCAAAGTAATTAAATACAACAGTAATTTTTTGTGATGGTGTTGATCTATTTCCTAATCTAGTTAACTTAGAAATTCTATAACCATCTTCAGTATCATTTTTGACTAAAGCAA